CTCGATAAGGAATGAGTAGATTGTAGTAACTTTGTAATATAATTAAATAATTGATATAATGGAATTTAAAGTAAAAGCAGTAGATGGCCCTAACACGAAGTCAAATGTTGAGGTAGAAGAAGTCCTAATCGCAGAAGCAGAAGCTAAGCATGAAGGCACAGAGGGTGAGAGTCCCGTTGTTGAGTCAACAGAGAATGAAGCAGTTGTTACACACAACGATAATACTTCTGAGGAAGAAGCTCCAATCGTGGAGTCAGGCATTTCAGATGAAGACGTTCTTTCTTTTCTAAACAATAAATATGGTAAGACTTCTGATTCGTTAGATGATTTCAACCAAGTCGCTGAGAGTTCAGATGACGCAGTTGAATTGTCGGATGATGTGAAAGCTTACTTACAATATAAAAATACCACAGGACGTGGAATGCAGGACTATCTAAAATTAAATAGAGACCTAGATTCTATGGACAGTGATTCTTTACTCAAGGAATACTTTGTTGATACAGAGACTGACTTGGATGCCGAAGACATAGCAGACCTCATGGAGGAATTTGTTTATGACGAAGACACCGACGAGGACGCAGACGTTCGCAAGGTTAAGAGAGCAAAGAAGAAGGCGATTGCTAAGGCCAAGGATTACTTTACTGAGCAAGCTAAGATGTATAGCGAGCCTACCGAACAGGTGGCACAGGCTATGTCTGCTGAAGACAGTGAGGGACTACAGGCTTACAAGCAATCTATTACAGATGCAGAGACTACAAAGGAGGCAAATGAGTTGAGAGGACAAGCGTTCTCTTCAGCTACTGAGTCACTATTCTCTTCTGAGTTCAAAGGTTTTGAATTTAAGATAGGAGAGGATGTGAACTTGAACTTCAATGTTGGTACGGCAGCAGAGTTAAAAGAAGCACAGGCTACACCTATGAACTTTATTAATAAGTACATGGATGAAGACGGCATGATTAACGACGCACCCGGATACCATAAGGCTCTTGCTGTTGCAATGAACCCTGAGAAGTTTGCTCAGTTCTTTTTTGAACAGGGACAAGCTCAGGCTAAGGATGGCGTGATACGTAGTACAAAAAACATTAACATGAGTACCCGCACCGCACCCGAAGTCTCAACACAGGGAGGGGCTAAGGTTCGAGCTGTACCTACCACACATGGTAGTGGCTTGAAGATTAAGTCTAGAAAATATAGTAATTAATATGCTGACCCGGCTTTGGGTAAATTTTTTAAATATATAAAATATAATGGGAACATTAAACGCAGGAGGTGTAGCTCTTACACCTTCACATGAGCAAGTAGCTCTAGCTAGCAATTACATTGCTGACATGGACTTCCTCTCACAGTATCTTCCTGATACTTACGAGCAAGAGTTCGAACGTTACGGAAACCGTTCTGTATCTTCTTTCCTACGTCTAGTAGGTGCTGAGATACCTTCGGCTTCAGATTTGATTAAGTGGACTGAGCAGGGACGTCTTCACACGAAGTACGTTAACTGTGCATCTGACGCTGCAGCAGCAGCTGACACAGCTACTATCACTGTATCTGATACAGTAACAGCAGGCATCGCTATCCGTAAAGGACAGACTGTCATGATTTCTGACAACGCAGGAACAGGAAGCAACAAAGGAATTGTAACTTCAGTAGATACTTCTGCAGGTTCTTTCGGTGTAGCTTACTACGAAGCAGATGGACAGGTTTTCGCAGCAACAGCTACGTTGACTTTATTCATCTACGGTTCTGAGTTCAAGAAAGGTACAGTAGGAATGGAAGGTTCTAACGAAGCTGACATCCAAATCTTTGAGAACTCTCCAATCATCATTAAGGACAAGTACACTGTAAGTGGTTCTGATATGGCTCAGATTGGATGGGTAGAGGTTGACACTGACGGAGGTTCAGGTTACCTATGGTACATGAAGTCAGAGCACGAGACTCGTCTTCGTTTCGAGGATTACTTAGAGACAGCAATGATTGAGGCGGTTCCTGCAGCAGCAGGTTCAGGTGCAGCAGCAATTGCAGCAACTAACGTAGCAGGTTCAAAAGGTTCTGATGGAGTATTCCATGCAGTATCAACACGTGGAAACGTATGGAGTGGTGGTCTCATGACTAACATTGCTGACGTTGACACTATCGTTGCTCGTCTAGACGGACAAGGTGCAATTGAGGAGAACGTTCTTTTCCTTAACCGTGCTGAGTCTTTCAACTTGGATGATATCTTAGCAGCTCAGTCTGTTGCATCAGGTGCAGCTTACGGGATGTTTGATAACGACAAGGACATGGCGTTGAACTTAGGATTCACATCTTTCCGTAGAGGTTACGACTTCCACAAGACAGATTGGAAATACCTAAATGACCCAACAATGAGAGGAAACCTAGGTTCTGATAACGTAACAGGTCTTTTAGTTCCTGCCGGAACTACTTCTGTATACGACCAAGTAATTGGTAAGAACGCTAAGCGTCCATTCTTACACGTACGTTACCGTGCTTCTCAGTCTGAGGACCGTAAGATGAAGACTTGGATTACAGGTTCAGCAGGTGGAGCAGCTACTAGCGACCTCGATGCAATGGAAGTTAACTTCCTAAGCGAGAGAGCTATCTGTACACTTGGTGCTAACAACTTCATGTTGTTCACTGACTAATTCATAGTTCTATAGTGAGAAAGGGGAGGCCATTGGTCTCCCTTTTTTTATGCTTAATAATTCCGTTGTATATTTGCACTTGTAATTTAACAACAATCTAATTTAATAACATGAGTAATTCAAAGTTTACTGACAAGCAGTACCGTTTAACTAGAGGCCGCGCTCCTCTTTCATTAACAATCCCTTCACGTAATAGCAAAGGTCATTCGCTTCTTCACTTCGATGAGGAGACAGGATACAACCGTGAGCTACGTTACGCTACTAACCAACGTTCTCCATTTGTAGATGAGCAGGACGGGAACGTAGTACTCGAGCCGATTGTATTTGTTGATGGTCTATTGCACGTACCAAAGGAGAACCAAGTTCTTCAACACTTCTTATCTCTACATCCACAGAAGGATATCAAATGGGAGGAAGTAAACAATGAGAAGACTGCAGAAGCTGAGGTTGAAGCCTTAGACGTTCAGGTTGACGCATTGATTGAGGCTCGCGCCTTAACAACAGAGATGATGGAGACCGTAGGTCGTATCCTCTTTAACAAAGACACATCAGTTATGACTACGTCAGAGCTTAAGCGTGACATCTTAGTATTCGCTAAGCGTGATGCACAAGCTTTCTTACAGGTTGTATCTGACCCACAGTTACAGTTCAATGGAACTATCGCTCAGTTCTTCGACAACAAGATTCTATCTTGGAGAAGTAACAAGCAAGAAGTATACTTCAACACACCATCTAACAAGAAGCGTATGTTAACCATACCATTCGGTGAAGATGAGAACGTTGCAGTCCAAGCTTACTTTAAGTCAGACGAAGGCTTAGAGCAGTTTGAAGCACTAGAGAAGTTGTTAGCTCTCTAGGTATTAAAAAAATATATATAAACAGGAAGGAGAATCTTAAACGGTTCTCCTTTTTTGTTGTATCTTTGTCAAATGATTAATAACGTAAGGAAGACTGTACTCAGTGTACTGAATAAAAACAACTACGGGTATATCAGTCCCGACGATTTCAATATGTACGCTAGACAGGCACAACTAGATGTGTTCGAGTCTTACTTCTATTCCTTTAACAAGGCGGTGAACTTCACCAACCAAAGGATAGCAGGTACAGACTACGCAGATTTAGTAGAGAAGATTGAACAGGACATAGACACATTCCACGTGACGAACGCTCTAACAGTTAACCCTGCAGGAGGATACTTCGCTCCATCCCTAACTACTACAGGTGATGAGGCTTATATGATTATGGGACTAGACCTATTGAACGACGCAGGGATGTTCGTAGGAGGAGCTACAAGGATTAGTAATAGTAAGGTAAGAGCATTGGTTGCTTCTAACTTAACTGCTCCTTCTTTTAGCTCAGCAGTATACACAGAGAACAACGGAACGTTTACTACCTATCCTGCTACTGTAGGTGCAGGTAACTTAGAGGCTAAATACGTACGCTACCCTGCTGAACCTAAATGGACGTACCTTTCTTTCGGGAATGGTGAACCATTGTTTAATGGTAGTGCTACAGATTTCCAAGACTTCGAAGTCAGTCCTTCAGAGGAGAGCGAGTTAATCAATAAGATATTACAAATGGCAGGTATGTCTATCCGCGAAATTAAAGTGGTAGAGACTGCAGACAAGGAAGAAGAACAACGCAAGACTAACAAGACTAAATAATGGCTTATCTATCAGAGTATGAATACTACGCTAACGGAGGTGCTGCACCAACGGATAGCAATTGGGGAGAGTATCAGTACGTGGGACTTGAGGATGTGGTACGTAACTACAAGCTCATGTACACGGGGAATACTTCCTTAGTTAACAACGTTGAGAATTTCAAGATTCTATTCCACGCCAAGCGTGCGATACAGGAACTTAACTACGATGCATTCAAGGAAATTAAAACCATGGAACTAGAGGTCGCAGACTCTCTACGCTTTGTCTTGCCTTTGGACTACGTAAACTATGTACGTATATCCCTAGTGAGAGGAGGTATCTTATACCCACTACAACAGAACACTCAGTTGTTGAGTGCAACATCATACTTGCAAGAAGATAACGGTCAGCTAAACTTAGACGTAGCTAACGGTGGTATACTAACCGAGGAGACCTCAGAGCTAGAGCTAGCGGGAGGAGTAAAGCTATTCCAATCAGGGACAGGCTCTGATGCTATATATTCTAACAAGCATCCACAGTTTACTATTGACAAAGCTAGAGGGGTAATTAACTTTACGTCAGGCATGAGTGGTGAGACTTGCTTAGTTGAATACATTTCAGATGGTATGGAGGGAGGAGATGATTCTCTTATCACAGTAAACAAGATGTTCGAAGAGTACCTATACGCATACATCACATACTCTATCTTAGATTCTAAGCTAGGTGTACAGGAGTACGTAGTACGTAGAGCTCTTAAGAAGAAGACAGCATTGTTGCGTAACGCTCGCATTAGAATTAGTGACATTCATCCCGGACGCCTGCTTCAGCAGATTCGTGCAATGGGTAATACAATTAAGTAATAATGGCTACAACACAAAGGAACTTCATTCAAGGTAAAATGAACAAGGAGCTCGATGAGCGTCTTGTAAAGAACGGAGAGTACGTAGATGCCCTTAACGCAAAGATAATGGCGTCAGGAGGCTCTAATGACGGTACACTTAGATTGTCGTACGGTAACACACAGCTTACTTCTATCGAGGTAGGCGGCTTGCCGTTACATGATGATGCCAAATGCATAGGTACTTTTGAGGAGGGAGGTGAGGATACAGTATATTGGTTCATCACTACACCATTCATCGGAGGGCAAACTTGTAACAGAGCAGACCTTATTGTTTCCTTTAATACGCGCCTTAATGTTTTAAACTACCACGTTGTAAGCACACAGTCTACAGAGGTAGCAACACAGACTACATTAAACTTTTCTCCTGACAACCTAATAACATCTATCAATAAGGTAGGTGATTTGTTATTCTTTACTGACGGTGTAAACCCTCCACGTAAGATTAACGTAACAAGAACATACGGTAAGTCTAGTAACGCAGTAAACTACCTTGACGTAATCAATGAGGATGAGTTGATGGTAATCAAAGCTCCTCCGTCTCAAGCTCCTGTAGCTAAGGGACTCACATTAGGTACTGATGATAACTTCTTAGAAGATAAGTTCGTTTCATTTGCATACAGATACAAGTATATTGATGGGGAGTACTCAGCTACCTCACAGTTTTCACAAGCAGTATTCGGAGCTAAGCCTTTTAACTTAGCCGTAGCTACAGGTGACAATGAGGGAGCAGTTAATATATTTGACGCAGTAGATATTACTTATAACTCAGGCTCAGACCAAGTGATTGGTATTGACATCCTCTATAAGGAGATGAACAACAACATCATTAAGATTGCGGAGCGTATAGATAAGAACACAGCAGCTCTAACAAACAATCAGGACTACACGTTTAGCTTTGATGGTAAGCAGACCTACACTGTACTTAACTCAAGTGAGATACTACGTCTATATGACAACGTACCTTTAACAGCAGAAGCTCAGACCATTATGAGTAACCGTCTAGTATACGGTAACTACGTAGAAGGAAACGATATGACTACCGCTTCAGGTGAGAAAGTATCTATAGACTATGACGCATACATGGCGCATAGCTTCCAAGGATTCCACGAGATAGCAGCAGACGTTGTAGGTGTACATAACAAAACCATCGGTGGACATAACGAGACTGTACCTTGTCAGGTAAGGATAGATGTTAACCCTGACCTAATGGTAGCAGGTAATGTATTGGATATATCTATTGAGTTTAAATCATCTGATACAATCTTCCATGGCAACACTGTAGTTGTACCACCTACCCTTGTTAACTTCAGCTACACATTACTACAGAACTTTGACAGTGCTCATCACCTATGCACTAACGCAG